TCAGGCAACCTTCTCATCGGTCGGCACGACATAGGGCACAAACCGGACAACTTCCTCGCCCATCCAGTCGTTGAGTTCCCTGAATCGTTCCTGGAGCGGCACGATCTCGTTCCTGGCAAAGACCTGGGCTGCTGGCAGCACGGCACCGAAGCCGCCGGTATTGCTCGGCACGATGCCCAGCAGCTGGGGCGGGATGCGATGGGCGGCCAGCACATCGTCGCGGCTCACGTTCTTGATCGAGAAGAACTCATCCTTGGCCGACACGTCACTCACGGGGATCAGCTGAATGCCATCCTTCTTGCCGTTGGGCGAATACAGGAACAGGTTGCGAAAGTTGCCCGGCCCCTTGGAATTTTTCAGTGCGGTGCGCATCGCATCGATGTCCTCCTGCTGCTGGGCCGGGTCCGAGACGTACAGGATGAAGCCGGCATGCGAGCCGTTGTTGTAGTAGCGCCGGCGAAACAGCGTCGCGGATTCATTCAGCCAAGCTGATTGCAGGGCGCTCAGGTATTCAGGCAGGCCGTACACCTCCTGATTGATGTCCGGTTCGCGCATGTGATAGATGCTGCCTGCCGGGAACTCGTGCTCGTCACGCCAGCCGCGCACGAAAAAGTATTGCTCCAGATCCGCGCCGCGCCGCACATACTTGGCCAAGGCATGCTCCAGCTTGACAGCGCGCAGCGTGCGCGACGTGCGCCGCTCCAGGTAGGCATTGCCAAAGGTCAGGAAGTCCAGCGCATAGCCGCTGAACGTCGCCCGGTCGAGCAGCGGATGCGGCTGGAAGGTGCTCAGCAGGATGTTGCGCTTGAAGTAGATCGAGCTGCTGTGGTGCGTGCTGGCCCGGAACGACTTGGCCAGGCCTTCCAGGCTGACCGGCGGCTCATACCAGCGGCCATTCATCCAGCACTCGATGTAATCCAGGATCTCCCGGTTGTCCATCACCGGTTCGGGATCGCCGAAGCTGAAGGCCTCCATCCGGGCCTGGCCAGCTGCCTGGCTGGCCTGGACAGGCATCACGTTATCGATCATTGCCACTGCGTTATCCATCAAGAAATCTCCATAAAGCCACGATTGGCAGATGTTTGCCCCTCAAGGGGTTCGTTGTCGAGCGCGTGCATGCAGGCCCAGGCCAGGTCGGCGTGCCCGGTGTCATCGGACCGGCCGGATTCAAAGGTCACATTGCGGCCGCTGGCCGTCAACGCCCGGCGGATGGCCAGGAACGCATGCGCCAGGTCCACCGCGCCGGCGTCAAACTCCAGCCGCCCTTTGCTGATCACGCTCTTGGCCTTGAGCACCAGGCGCGTCTTGACCTCGACCGAATAGTTGATCGACTGGGCCGCCGGGAAGAACTTGCTCACCAGCTGGTACACGCCCTGGCCCAGCCCGGTCGTGTCGATGCCGATGTGCTGCACATTGAAGCGCAGCGTGATCTGCCTGATCGCTTCGGCCTGGGCCTCGAAGTCCAGGCCGCGCCACTGGTGACGTTCCAGCACGCGGAACTTGCCGCCTGGCGTGAGTGGCGCGGCGAGCACCACGCAGCCGGCCGTGTCGCCCGTGTGCGATGGGTCGTAGCCCACCCAGACCGCCCGGTAGCCATACGGCCGCGCCGTGAAGGGCTTGTAGTCTTCCCAGTCCACCCAGGAATCGACCATGCATTTCTGCAACTCGGCCATCGGAAACACCGACTGGGTGTCGTCGATGAAGCCGCACATCAAGAGGTTTTCAAACTCTTCGGTCGAGTACTCCAGGCGCAGCTCGTCGATGTCGAACAGATCGCAGCCGCCTGCGGCCGCATCCAGGATGTTGACGATGTTGCGCCAGACGCGGTCCTCGCCCGTGAAGCCGCCGGCCAGGCGCTCATGCGTCAGGTCCAGCGCGATCCGCTCGTTCTTGGGCCGGCGCTTGTTGAACCGCGCGCCGCTCCACAGCGCATAGGCCTCGTGCTGGATCGAGCTGGGCGTGGAAAAGTAGGTCTTGCGCCACTGCTTGTGCATGGCCATGCCGCTGGCCACCTTGTTGAGCTCCTCGAACCGGTGCGTCCAGAAGAACTCGTCAAAGTAGAAATTGCCGTGGTAGCCCTGGGCCGTGCGGGCATTCGTGCCCAGGAAGTGCAGCTCGGCGCCGTTGTCCAGCACGATCGGATCGCCTGACAGCGTCACGCCGCAGGCCTCGTTCGCAAACTGCTGGATGTACTGCTTGAAGATGTGCGCCTGGGCCTTGCTGGCCGACAGGAAAATCTGGTTGCGGCCCGTGGCCAGCGCATCGCACAGCGCTTCCCGGGCAAAGTACCAGGTCGCGCCGATCTGCCGCGATTTGAGGATCATCCGCGTGCGCTCGCCGTTGCGCAGCCAGACTTTCTGATGCCCGAACAGCGAGTCGCGGAACGCCGCCTGCACCTCGCCGATCTGGTCTTCGGTGAAGAAATTGCGCTTGGGTTTTTTCTTCGGCCCGCTATTTCGCCGCTCGATCTCCGGGTTGAGGTCGGCTTCCTTGCCGGTCTGGTCGTACTTGCGCACCCGGGCAAGCCGCTCGACCTGGCGCCCGAGCAGATCGATCTCCTTGAAGTCGCCGCCGGTCTTGCCGTCCTTGGCGATCAGCTGGACCAGCCGGCACTCCAGGGCACCCTCGACGCGCTGGATGGGTTGCGCGTCTTCCCATTTTTCGGCATCCTTCCAGCCCTGCAGGGTGCTGCGCGGTGTTGTGAGAAACTCCGCGATACTCGACAGGCGCCAGCCCTGCCAGTACAAATGCCGGGCCGTGCGGCGCAGTTCGGCCACCGGGGACTCTTCGACCAGGTGAGGTATTTTGGGAGCGAGAACGGGCGCATCAGTGGACATGGACACTGAGCGTAGAGACAGCCCGGCCCACCGGCACGCCCCCGCGTCATTGCACCGTGCCTGCAATGACAGCCTTGATTGAAGCTATCGCGCGGGCAAGCGACGATGCAGCCATCCTCAACAGCTGCATCAACATGTCCACCACCAAATCCAAGTTTTTCCGCGTCGCCGTCGAAGGCGCCACTACCGACGGCCGCGTCATCGAGCGCGCTTGGCTTGAACAGATGTCGAAGAATTTCGACCCGGCCAAGTACGGCGCCCGGATCTGGATGGAGCACATGCGCGGCATGTATCCGGACAGCGCCTTCCGGGCCTACGGCGATGTCACGGCTTTGAAGACCGAGGAATTCAGCATCGACGGCCAGAAGCGGCTGGCCCTGATGGCCGAGATCAAGCCGCTGCCCGAGCTCGTGGCCATGAGCAAGGCCGGCCAGAAGATCTACACCAGCATCGAGATCAATCCCAAGTTCGGCAGCAGCGGCGAAGCCTATCTGGTGGGCCTGGGCGTGACCGACAGCCCGGCCAGCCTGGGCACCGAGGTGCTGGAGTTCGCCGCCAAGAACCCGGCGGCCAACCCCTTCACGAAACGCAAGCAAGCCGCTGACAACATGTTTTCAGCAGCGGTCGAAGTCACGCTGGAATTTGAGACGACGGAAGAAGACACCCGCAAGTTTTCCGCCGCCCTCAAAGGCATCAAGGACACCCTGGCCAAGTTCAGCGGGAAGTCGCAGCGCAGCGACGACACCACGGGCCAGATCCTCGAAGTCGTCACCGACATGGCCGACGGCATGGGCCAGCTCAATGAGCAGCACAGCGCCCATGCCAAAAGCCTGGCTGCGCTGGAAAAGAACTTTGCCACGCAGCAGACCGAGCACAAGACCCTGCAGGACAAGTTTGCGCTGATCGACACGACAGACGCCGGCAAGCACAGCCAGCGCCCGCCGGCCACCGGCAACAACGGCAAATCCGCCCTCACCGACTGCTGATCGCCCCCGCCAGCCGCCCCACCGCACACACCACCAGGACAACCACACCATGCATACCGAAGCCCGCCTCGCCTACAACAGCTTTCTGCAACGCCAGGAGCAGCTCAACGGCGTGCCCAGCGCCCGCGAATCCTTTACTGTCGTTCCCTCGGTCCAGCAGACGCTGGAATCGAAAATGCAGGAGTCCAGCGCGCTCCTGGCCGCCATCAACGTCATTGGCGTGCGCGAGATGAGCGGCGAAAAGCTCGGCCTGGGCATCACTGGCCCGATCGCCAGCCGCACCAACACCGCGACCACCGACCGCTCGCCGCGCTCTGTCGAGACGCTGGACAACACGACTTATGCCTGTAAGCAGACCAACTACGACACGGCCATCAAATACGCCGTGCTCGACGCCTGGGCCAAGTTCCCCGACTTCCAGACCCGCCTGCGCGACCTGATCATCAAGCGCCAGGCGCTCGACCGCATCGTCATCGGCCTGAACGGCGTCAGCGCCGCCGTGGCCACCAACCTGGCCACCTACCCACTGCTGCAGGACGTCAACATCGGCTGGCTGCAGCACATCCGCACCGACGCGCCCACCCGAGTGATGGACGAAGGTGCCGTGCCCGGCGCGGTCAGCGTAGGCGCCAGCGGGGACTACAAGAACCTCGACGCTCTGGTGTTCGATGCCGCGCAAACCCTGCTCGACCCCTGGTACCAGAACGATGGCGGCCTGGTGGCCATCGTCGGCCGGACCCTGATGCACGACAAGCTGTTCCCGCTGGTCAGCGACCCGACGGCACCGACCGAAATGCTCGCCGCCGACATCGTGCGCAGCCAGCGCCGCCTGGGCGGCCTGCAGGCCATCACCGTGCCGTACTTCCCGGCCAACACGGTGCTGATCACCCGCCTGGACAACCTCTCGATCTACTACCAGTCGTCTTCGCGCCGGCGCTCGATCATCGACAACCCCAAGCGTGACCAGATCGAGAACTTGGAGTCGAGCAACGATGCTTTTGTCGTCGAGGACTACGGCCTGTGCGCCCTGGTCGAAAACATCGTCATCGCCGACTGATCCCGATGCGCCAGACCCCCGCCCAGCGCCACCAGCAGCGCAAACTCTCCAGCCAGGCCAACGGTGCGGCCGAGCCCGGCAGCGAGCTGCAGGGCAGCGCCTACGAGCTCATGCAGGCGCAGCTTGCCGAGCACCGGCGCAGCCTCAAGCTCATCCAGTCGGTCGAACGCAAGATCGAAGCCAAGCGGCTGTTCCTGCCGGTGTACGACGCCTGGGTCGATGGCGCTCTGGCCAGCGGCACGGGCGGGCACGACCTGGTGCTCACGACGGTCATGGTCTGGCACATCGATGCCGGCAACTACCGCCGTGCGCTGGACATCGCCACCTATGCGATCGCGCATAAATTGCCGCTGCCCGACCAGTACGACCGCAACCTGGGCACCGTGCTGATCGACGAAATCGGCGCCGCTGCCCTGGCCGGCAAGATCCCGCTGGCTGAAGCCCTGGACATCCTGCCGGATGTGCTGTGGATGACAGAGGGCCTGGACGCCCCTGACCAGGCCCGGGCCAAGCTGCACAAAGCCATGGGCTGGGCGCTCATCGGCAAGACCGGCCCGGCCGACATCGACTACGAAGCCGTCCTGCGCCCTGCCGCAAGGGATGCACTGGAGCACCTGCAGCGCGCCTTGCTGCTGTGGGACCAGGTCGGCTGCAAAAAAGACATTGAGCGCCTGGAGCGCCGGCTGAAAAAGCCGGACGAGCCCAGCGTGCCGATACCCCTTCCGGACCCCGGAACCCCGGCGGCTCAAGCCGCGACTGAAGGCCACCAGCCAGACGTCAAAGCCTGATCACCGCCGACCTCAACACCAGGCACAGCCATGAGCTTTCTGAGCAACCCGCCCACGCCCACGGAAGAAGCCATCATCACCAATGACGGCTTTTTCCCCGACATCGAGCCGCTCAAGCTGCGCGCCTTTGCGCGGCTCGACGGCACGGTCACCGTGGATCGGCTGACCTACAGCATCCTGAGCGCTATTGCGTCGGTCAATGCCGAGCTGTGGCAGTTCAAGTCGTCCCAGCAGCAGCTCGGCATCAGCACGCTGGCTGCAGTGCCGGCTGACCAGATCGCCGGCGTCAATGTGAAGGTCATCCACTACCTGCGCGCCGTGTACAGCGCGGTGCAGGCCGACCTGATCGAGCACTACCGGGACTTTGACACTACCGGCGCCGGCGACAAAGCCGCCGAAAAGCTGGAGCAGCGCACCAACGATCTGCGGCGCAACATGCGCTGGGCCATCAGCGACCTGCTGGCCATCCGGCGAAACACCGTCGAGCTGATCTGATGCAGGTGCGCACCAACCAGGGCGAAACCGTTGACAGCCTGTGCTGGCGCGCCCTGGCGCGTTCCCAGGGCGCGGTCGAGGCCACCCTGGAACTCAATCCAGGGCTTGCCGAGCGCGGCCCCATCCTGCCCGCCGGCCTGCTCGTGACGCTGCCCGACACCACCACATCCACCGCCACAAGGTCCACCGTCAAGCTGTGGGACTGAACAATGAACGACCACCAAACCCTGAGAGATGTTCTCGTCGAAACCGCCAAGGCCTCGCCGCCCGTGGCCGTCGTCACCGCCGGCCTGGCCTCGGGCTGGACGCTCAACAACGCGCTGACAGCCCTGACCATTCTTTACGTCGTGCTGCAAATCGCCTGGCTGCTCTGGCGCTGGCATCGCGCCGTACGGCTCGGACTTGACCCCGAAGGGGATGCCTCATGAGCACCAGGATGCGCATATTTGTAGCCGCGTTGACACTCAGCGCGGCTGGCTTCATCGGCATCGTCAGCGATGAAAGCTACACCAGCGCAGCGATCATCCCGACCAAAGGCGACGTTCCCACGGTCGGCTTTGGCTCGACGGTCTATGAAGACGGCCGGCCGGTGAAGATGGGCGACACGATCACGCCGGTCCGCGCGCTGGTCGTCGCCTCTGCGCATATCGACAAGGACGAAGCCCGGTTCCGTGCCTCCCTGCCGGATGTGGAGCTGTTCCAGGAAGAATATGACCTGTACCTGAACTGGGTCTACCAGTTCGGGATCGGCAACTGGAGAAAATCCAGCATGCGCCGCGAGCTGCTCGCAGGCCACTATCCGGCCGCGTGCCATGCCTTGCTCGAATACAAAAAATCTGCAGGCTACGACTGCTCCACGCCCGGCAACAAGATCTGCGCAGGCGTCTGGACCCGTCAGCTCAAGCGCCACGCGAAGTGCATGGCGGCGCAGGCATGAGGCCGCTCCTGATCGCCCTGCTGCTCGCTGGCTGGTCCACCGTCATCTACCAGGTGGGCCACACGCATGGCGCCGCCGAGGTCGAAGTGAAGCGCGGCCTTGAACGAAGCCAGGCCAGCGACGAGCTCCTGGCCGCCAATGGCCGCGTGACCAGCGCCCAGCAGCAACTGACCGACAGCCTTTCCGCCCGTGACGCCACCCACCAAAAGGAACTGAAAAATGCTCAAGTCGATCATGATCTTCGCGTCGCTGCTCTGCGCGCTGGCACTCTTCGGGTGTCAATCCCCGTCAAGGCTGCAGCCTGCGCCGCCCCAGCAGCTGCAGGTGCCACCCCTGCCGGCGAACCTGCAGAAGCGCGAGCCGAACTTACGCCCGAGGCTGCGGCAACTCTTGAAGGTATCGTCCTCGACGGCGATACAGCCATCATCGACCTCAACCTGTGCATCGACCGGTACAACGCTGTCCGGGGCACCGTCCTGCAGCTGAGCCAGGCGCAGCCCTGACATGCTCAAGCCCGACAGCCTGCGCGCGTACCTCACTGCAGCCACCCCCGAGCTGCGCATCAATCCCGACAAGATCGTCATCCTGGTCAAGAACGGCAACATTGCCGCAGCCGGCGCAGGGTCGCTCTCCTTTGAGTACCGCTACACCCTCAACGTGATCGTGCTCGACTACAGCAGCCATGCCGATGCCATCATCGTGCCGCTGCTGGCCTGGCTGGAGACCCACCAGATCGAGCTGTTCGACAACGTCGAGCAGCGCGACAAGGCCATCCGCTTCGAGGCCGAATTCCTGAACAAGGAAACGGTGGACCTGAGCATCGAGATCGACCTGACCGAGCGCGTCATCGTCGCCATTGCAGATCCTGACGAAACATCAGTCTCAGGCCGCTACACCATCACCCACGTCCCCGAGCCGGACCGCATCAGCTGACGCATGAGCACCGACGACCTCACGGCGCTTGAAAACTGGGTGCAACCCCTGCTGGCCAAGCTGACCACCACCGAGCGCAACGCCCTGGCCCGCAAGGTCGGCCAGGCCCTGCGCAAGAGCCAGGCCCAGCGCATCGCCGGCCAGCAGGCGCCCGACGGCAGCGCCTTCGCGCCGCGCAAGGTCTTCGCCGGCGGCAAGATTCGCGGCAAAAAGGGCAGCATCCGCAGCGAAGCCATGTTTTCCAAGCTGCGCACGGCCAAATGGCTCAAGGTGCAGGTGACCGGTGAAGGCGTGGCGGTCGGCTTCCTCGGCCGCGCCTCGCGCATCGCCAGCGTCCACCAAGGCGGCGAGCGCGACCTGGTCAAACCCGGCGGCCCGGCCTACCAGTACCCGGTGCGCGAACTCCTCGGATTCACTGCCGAGGACCGCGAAAACATCCAGGACCTGATCCTGCAGCACCTCAAAACCTGATATTGGCATTGCACAGCCTGTGCAGCGCCGCCCCGGCTTGTCGCACGCGCATGAGGGCGACACCATGGCGGCATGCCTGATGAAGCATCCCTTACCGACCTGATCCGACGCATCGAATCGCTGCTGCGCGCTGGCACGATCGCGGCTGTGGACCACGCCGTCGCGCGTTGCCGCGTCACCAGCGGCGGGCTCACCACCGACTGGCTGCAATGCTTTACCAGCCGCGCCGGCAACATCCGCACCTGGTCACCGCCCTCCATCGGCGAGCAATGCCTGGTGCTCTCGCCCGGCGGCGATACAGCGGCCGGCTTTGTCCTGGTCGGCCTGTACAGCACCGCCAACCCGGCGCCCGAAGCCACGGGCGATGCAGAAAGCACCACCTATCCCGACGGCGCGGTCATCCGTTATGACCATGCGGCCCATGCCCTCACTGCAACCCTGCCCGGCGGCGGCACGGCCGACATCACCGCCCCAGCCGGCGTCACCGTGCATTCCGATGCCATCACGCTCGATGCGCCGCAGACCACCACCACCGGCGCGCTGACCGTCCAGGGCCTGCTGACCTTTGCAGCTGGCATGGCAGGCAGCGGCAGCGGCGCCGGCGGCGCCACCGCTGTCATCACCGGCGGCATCACCGCGACCGAAGACGTGACTGCCGGCGGCGTCAGCCTGATACACCACACCCACCCGGGCGACAGCGGCGGCACCACGGGCGCGCCCACATGACCCAGATCATCGGCATGGCCCGCAGCAGTGGCCGCCAGGCCTCGGGCATCGACCACCTGCGCCAAAGCATCGCCGACATCCTGACCACCCCCATCGGCACCCGCCTGATGCGCCGCGACTACGGCAGCCTGCTGCCCGAGCTGATCGACCACCCCGCCAATGGAGCCAACAAAGTGCGAATCTATGCAGCCACCGCCGGCGCGCTCATGAAATGGGAGCCACGCCTGCGGCTCTCGCGCGTCCAGATCAACAGCGGCGAGCGGGCCGGGCAGCTCATCATTGACATCGAGGGCCTGTACACCCCGCCCGGCCAGTCCAGCAGCGTGCTGAGCCTGCGCATGCCGCTGCAGATGGGCGCTGCAGCATGATCGACCTCACCCTCTTACCCGCGCCCAACGTCGTCGAGCCGCTGGACTATGAAAGCATCCTGGCCGCGCTCAAGGATCTGGCCGTCACACAAGAGCCCACGCTGGCCAGCGCCCTGCAATACGAGTCCGAGCCGCTGACCAAGCTGCTCCAGGTGTATGCCTACCGCGAGCTCGTGCTGCGCCAGCGCATCAACGACGCCGCCCGTAGCGTCATGCTCGCCTACGCCGCCGGCAGCGACCTCGACCAGATCGGCGCCCGGTATGACGTTGCCCGCCTGCTCATCCAGCCCGCCGACATCGATGCCGTCCCGCCGGTCGAAGCCGTCTATGAGTCCGACGCCGCCTTTCGCCGCCGCATTCTCCTGAGCCTGGACGCCTACACCACCGCCGGCAGCCAGGGCAGCTACATCTTCCATGCGCTGTCGGCCAGCGGCGACGTGCTCGATGCCGCGGCCACCAGTCCGGCGCCCGGCCAGGTCACGGTCTATGTGCTGTCCCGCCTGGATGACGGCACCGCCTCGGCCGAGCTGCTCGCCGCCGTCACGGCCGCCGTCAATGCCGAGCTCACGCGCCCCATGACCGACCAGGTCACCGTGCTGTCCGCCTCGATCATCAATTACGCGATCGCCGGCACGCTCATCGTCTCGCACGGCCCCGACCCGGAGACGGTGCGCACGGCCGCCCTGCTTGCAGCCACCCAGTACGCGGCCGACATGCACCGCATGGGCTTTGACATCAGCCTGTCGGGTGTGTACCGCGCCCTGCACCAGCCTGGCGTGCTGCAGGTCAACCTCGACTCGCCTGTGGCCAACATTGCGGTCTCTAGCGGCCAGGCGACCCATTGCACCAGCATCACCCTGGACGTCGAGGTGTCCAATGCCTGAGGCTGCCACGCTGCTGCCGCCCAACTCGACCACGCTCGAACGCGCTGCAGCCCAGACCACCAGCCGCCTCGATGCCTTGCCCACGCCCTTGCGCGAGGTGTGGGACCCTGCTGCCTGCCCCGTGGGTGTCCTGCCTTGGCTGGCCTATGCCTTCGGGGTTGAGGACTGGTCACCGCAATGGACCGAAGCCCAGCGGCGCGAAGTCATCACCCAGTCCATCCCGCTCAAGCGGCACCGGGGCACCATCGGCGCCGTGCAGGCCGCCATCAATGCCCTGGGCGTGACTGGCCGCGTCCAGGAATGGCACAGGCAGATCCCGGCCGGCGCACCCTACACCTACAAACTGCTTTTGGAGGTGGACCAGACCGGTTACAGCCTGGAGCAGCTGATCCAGCTGCTCCAGATCGTCGAGCGCTCGAAGAATTTGCGCTCGCATCTGCAAACGATCATCCCGTCAGCCATTGCGCGCTCAGGCCTTGTCGTCGCGGCCATCGCCTCAACAGGCAGTCAGATCGATGTCACCTCTGGCACACCAACGTATGCCGATGGCACACCCGCCCTGGATCTGCTGATCGATGCCGCGCTCAATGGCGAAGCCAGCACGATCGGCGCCATCAATGCCCTTTATCTCAGCCTGCACACCACGATGCCGGCGATCAACTATTGGTAAAAAAGTATGAGTACAAATCTCAATGGAAAAGTCGCTGCATGGGATAGTCTCGTCGCGCTGGCTCACCAGATCGTTCACGGTGGACCCACCGAATCGGTCGAGACCAATGGCGGTCCAGTACGCAGCTTTGCAAAGCTGATAGCAGACAAGGATGAAGAAATCAACCAGCGGTATGACGGCGCTATCGAGCAGACAGAATCATCAGCCCTCAGTGCATCTACAGCAGCAACTGATGCACTGGCTGCACGCGATATTTCTGTAGCCGCCTCACTTGCCTCAACCGTCGCCCTGGCAGCCAAAGACACGACAGCTCTCGGCCGTACTGCGGCAGGCATGACTGACGGCATGATCTTTTGGGTCAAGCCCAACGCCACGGACGGCCTGACACGGTTTACCTGCTACCAGCGCACCAGCAGCACGACGCAGACGTTTGTCTCCAGCGTGCTCAATGCCAGCGAGTTTGACAGCGCGTTGAACCTGACCGGCTACTCGCCGCGCTCGGGCTACCTGTTTGTCGTGCGCGACCTGCTCAACCGCATCGGCCTGGCCCTCAAGGTCGATGGCACGCTGCTGGCAAAGCTCAACCTGATCGCGGGCAACGCCATCACGATCACACGCGGCCTGGGCGGCAGCTACACGGTGGCGTGCAGCGCAATCGACACCAGCTACCTGTACCGCTCTGTGGCGTTCGGCTTCAAGGATGCGGCAGGGCGCTTCGTCGGGTTTTTGAGCAACGGCGAGATTTCGGCCAAGATGCCGGCCCGCGTCGAATCCAGTTTTGTCACCGACGGCACGGTGTCGGCCTGGATCGCCCGCGATACTGCGCAGCACGCCGCGCTCTATACGCAGGACGCGGCGGGCGTCGTGCGCAAACTCACCGCAATCTCCGCGCCCTCGAATGTCAGGCTGCACCTGTCCAAGCCGGTGTTTTACGGCACCTACCGGGGCGAGACGGATTTCTTCTGGTGCAACGCCGACGGCACCGGCATTTACCGGGCCACTCCGTACAGCTGGTTTTCGTGCTGGGGCGACTCGCTCACGGAAGGTGCCGGCGCCTCCGTCCTGCCCACGAAAACCTACCCCGGCCAGTTGTCGCTGCTCAGCGGGCGCATGGCCATCAACAACGGCATCGCAGGCCAGGTGTCGGCGCAGATCGCTTACCGCAATTGCGGACTGGGCGGCGCCTGGGCCTTCACAGGCGGCGAGATACCGGCTGCGGGCAGCGTGGTCGTGACGATTGCGGCGGTGCCAGCCGTGCTGCCGTTCTCGCCCGATCCGGCCCGCTCGATGCGCGCCACGGCAGCGGGCGTGCCCGGCACGCTGACGATCGCGGGCGGCGTGTACACCTTCACCCGCCGCGTGGCAGGCGCCGCTGTTGCGGTGCCCAGCCCGATCAATATCTATCCGGACACGCTGCGCCAGGACGAGGCCACCAACATCTTCTGGTGCGGGCAGAACGACGGCGGCGCCAGCGCCAAGATCCTGCCCGCCGTGGCGGCGATGGTGGCGAACCTCAAGACCATCACCAAGCGCTTTGTGGTCGTGGGAATCTTCCAGCACTACGACTACGCCACGCTGGTCGCTCAAAACGCGATCGTCCAGGCGGCCTATCCCAACAACTACCTGGACATCTACCCGATCTTGCTGGCCGCGTACAACCCGGCGCTCCCGCAGGACGTGGCTGACCATGCAGCCGGCATTGTCCCCTCCAGCCTGCGCGCCGATGGCGTGCACCTGAACGACGCGGGCTATGCCCTGGTCGCGCTGGCTATCTATAACTTCCTCATCTCCAAAGGCTGGTAATCCCATGGCTTCCTCCACCATCGTAAATGTGAATGGCAATTTCTCCGACGCGGCGATGCCGCTCTTGCCCCGCGACGGGCTGATCAATCCGGGCTCGAAATTCCTGTTCGATTTTGCCGACAGCTACTGCAACAACGGCAACATCGCCGGCGCGTTGCCCAACGGCGCGGTCTTCAAGAACCTGGTCGACGGCGCGCCCAATGCCATCAACGGCGGCACCACGACAACGCTCGCGGCAGCGGGCGGCCTGGTGTTCGCGGGGACGTCCAACGGGGCCACATTCCTGAACCTGGGCCTCACCTACGACCTGAGCGCCTTGAATGCCGAGTTCCTGGTGATCGGCTGGGCCAAGGTCGCTGCCAACGTGGGCAACAACCGCGGTCTGATCGGCCTGGGCACCAGCGTGTCGGCTTACCAGTACAGCCTGGAGAGCAACAGCGGCGGCACCACGCTGGGCAACGCCCCCAACACCGGAGCCGTGATGCAGGTGGCGTACACGCGCAGTCCGGCAGGCGTGTCCAAGGTCTTTGCCATTGGCGCGCCGGTCAGCATCAACGGCAGTGCCGCGACGACGCTGGCCGACTATTCGGCCTCGCCCACGCGGGTCGGCGTCAGCCCGAGTTCGATCGCGATGATCGGCACCATCTACCGCGTGTACCTGGAAAACCTGACGATTTCAGGCGCGAGCGCGGCGGAGCAGGTTTTGTACGACTGGGTTGCCAACGCAGGCCGGTTCACCTGATAAGCCTTGACCAATTCGGCACGGTTTGCTTAAGGTATAGCGGATTCTTGACATTGCACACCACCTGCAATGCCACAACAAGTAGTCGCGCGCGCATGAGGTCGGCATGATGAGCATCAGTCAATCGACGCTGTTCACATGCCCACTTTTAAAACCATTCACACCCTCTACGGCCTGCAGCGCCTGGCTGCGGCCGAGGCCAGCGGCACGCCAATCAACCTGCCCACGATGGCGGTCGGCGATGGAAACGGCAATCCGGTAGAGCCCGGCGAACTGCAGGCGGTCCTCGTGCGCGAGCGTTACCGCGCCGCTGTCAACCGCGTGTACCAGGACCCCGACACGCCGACCAAATTCTTTTGTGAAATGGTGATCCCGGCCGCAACGGGTGGCTTCACGCTGCGCGAGTTCGGTGTTTTTGATGACGCCGGCGGTCTTTTCGTCGTCGGCAACCTGCCCGACATGTACAAGCCGACCCCGGCCGATGGCGCATTTTCGGACACCATCTTGCGCGTCGAGTTCAGCGCCCAGAACGCCACGCTCATTACGCTGCAGATCGACCCCAACGTCGCGGTTGCCTCGCAATCCTGGGTGATCAACAACATCACCATGCAATCCCTGATCCCGGGCGGCACCACCGGCCAGCTGCTGCGCAAGACCAGCAATGCCGACGGCGACATGGAATGGGGAAGCCCTGACGATGTCACCATCACGGTGGACACGATCGAGGAAGCGCAGACCCTGGCCGCCGACCAGCTTGTCGTTGACCTGGTCGCGACCACCACGCGCGGCCTGGCCCTCTACATCGACGGCAACCGCCTGCGCCGAGACCAGTGGACAGCCGACCCCGTCATCGTCACCCGCCTGAGCCTGGCCGTGTCGTATGCCGCCGGCACGCGCCTGATCTGCAGCCAGAACGAGCCCACCGGCAGCGCACCGGCACCGCTGGAGCGCAGCCTCAACCTGTCCGATGTGCCCAATCCGGCCACAGCCCGTGCCAATCTGGGCGTGTACAACAAGGAAGAATCCGATCGGGCCGGCCAGCCTGGCCATATCAACTACACAGCCCGTAGCACCGCGCCCCCCGGCTGGCTAAAGGCCAATGGCGCCGGGATCAGCCGCACGGCCTACGCAGCACTCTTCGCCGCGATCGGAACGACTTTTGGTGTTGGCGATGGCTTCAACACGTTCAACTTGCCTGACCTTCGCGGCGAGTTCATCCGTGGCTGGGACGATGGGCGCGGCGTCGATGGCAGCCGGTCCTTGGGCTCGTCACAGGCCGGTGAAACCGCAAGCCATGGCCATACAGGCTCGACCTCTGCAGCCGGCATACATGCCCACGGTGTTAACGACCCGGGCCACAGCCATCAGGTGACCCAAGAAGGCGGCAGGAATACGTCTTTGGCCTACCAAAACGGTCCCAATAGCGCTTTCCGAGGTGAGGTGTCCACGCTACTGGAGACCACTCGGAACGCAACTGGGATTGGCATTTCCGAGAACGGCAACCACAGCCACACCGTCACCATCAGCGCCACCGGCGGCAGTGAAACGCGTCCCCGCAACCTGGCCCTGCTGGCTGTCATCAAGTTCTGACGGCCATGCCCCAAAAAATTGTTTACCAAACCGACCGCGCTGGTCATTACGCGGGCGAAACCCTTGCCGACGAATCTCCCATGGAGCCAGGCGTTTTCCATCTGCCATTGGGCGCCGTCGAAGCCGCGCCGCCCGAATCCTGGCCAGACCACCAGTGGCCCCGCTGGAACGGCCACGCCTGGGAGCTCATCAACCGTCCCGTTGCACCCGCCGAGCCCACGGCCACAGAAAAGCTCGCGGCCTTTCTGCTCGCCAATCCTGACGTTGCCGCCCTTGTCACCCCGCCCACCCCTTAAAAGGCCCACTTCATGTCACTCGACCAGTACCATCACGGCGTCCGCGTTATCGAAATCAACGAAGGCACGCGGCCGATCCGGACCATCAACACGTCGATCATCGGCCTCGTGGCCACGGCCAGCGATGCCGATGCCGCCGTCTTCCCGCTCAACAAGCCCGTCCTGATCACCAACGTCTACAGCGCCATGGCCAAGGCCGGCACGCTGGGCACCCTGGCCAGGTCGCTCGACGCCATCGCATCGCAGGCCCGCCCTCTGACCGTCGTCGTGCGCGTGGCCGAAGGGGTTGACGATGCAGCCACCACCACCAACGTCATCGGCGGCGTCAATGGCAGCGGCCAGTACACCGGCATGAAGGCCCTGCTCGCCGCCCAGGCCCAGCTCGGCGTCAAGCCGCGCATCCTCGGCGCCCCCGGCCTGGACAACCAGGCCGTCACCGTCGCCCTGGTGGCACTGGCCCAGCAGCTGCGCGGCTTTGCCTACGCCGGCTGCGACGAAGCCGACACCATCCCCGAAGCCGTGCTCTACCGCGAAGAATTCGCCGCGCGCGAACTGATGCTCATCTACCCCGACTTCATGGCCTGGAACGGCATCGCCAACGCTGCAGCGCCCGCCGTCGCCTACGCCCTGGGCCTGCGCGCCAAGATCGACAACGAAGTCGGCTGGCACAAGACCCTGTCCAATGTGGCGGTCAACGGCGTCACCGGCATCAGCAAGGACGTGTTCTGGGATCTGCAGAGCGCCGACACCGATGCCGGCGTGCTCAATGCCGCCGACGTCACCGCCCTGATCAACAGCGGCAGCGGCTACCGCTTCTGGGGTTCGCGCACCTGCAGCGATGATCCGCTGTTCGCCTTCGAGTCCGCCACCCGCACTGCCCAGGTGCTGGCCGACACTGTCGCCGAGGCGCACCTGTGGGCGGTGGACAAGCCGCTGCACCCGAGCATCGTCAAGGACATCCTGGAGGGCGTCAACGCCAAGTTCCGCAGCCTCAAAAACGGCGGCTACATCCTGGACGGTTCTGCCTGGTACGACGAAGAGATCAACACCACCACCACGCTCACGGCTGGCCAGCTCGTCATCGACTACGACTTCACGCCCCTGCCCCCGATCGAGGACCTCACGTTCCGCCAGCGCATCACCGACCGCTACTTCGCCGACTTCGCCTCTCAAGTCGCCGGCGCCTGACCCCCACACCTGGAGCACCTGAAAAATGTCACTCCCCCGCAAGCTTAAAAACTTCGTCCTGTTCAACGACGGCATCAGCTACATGGGCGAAGTCGAGGAAGTCACCCTTCCCAAACTGACCCGCAAGACCGAAGACTACCGCTCCGGCGGCATGAACGGCCCTATCAAGCTCGACTTCGGTATGGAAGGCCTCAAGCTCGAATGGACCGCCGCCGGCTTCCTGCGCACCCTGCTCAACCAGTGGGGCACCTTGACCCATGACGGCGTGCTGCTGCGCTTTGCCGGCGCCCTGCAGTCCGACGATCTTCCCTTTGCTACCCCGCTCGAAGTCGTCGTGCGCGGCCGCCACACCGAGATCGACTTCGGCAACGCCAAGGCCGGCGACAAGACCGCCATCAAGGTTACCAGCGAGCTCAGCTACTACAAGCTCACGATGGACGGCATGACCGTCATCGAGATCGACTTCGTCAACATGATCGAGATCGTCAACGGCGAAGACCGCCTGGCCAGCGTGCGCCTGGCACTCGGCATTTTCTGATCGAGCAAAACCATCACCGTGCCTGGTATTAGCCAGGCGCATAACCTTAAAGAGAAATGTCATGCCAATTCGCGCAAAGTTCAAAGTCCAGTCCATCACCCGTATTGCAGGCTGGGGCGGTCCCAAGGAGTTTCACACCATCAAGCTGCAGCCCGTCGTCGGTGGCAGTCCTGAAAACAAAGAGTTCTTTGCGAACACCCCGAGCGGTTCGATTGAGTTGGCCGTCGTAGTCGCGTCGGTGGGCGAACAGTTTGATATTGGCAAGGAGTACTACGTGGACTTCACCGAAGCGCCGGCCGCCTGACCACCCTCCCATCTGACTCCAGGACCATTCCATGACCGACACCGCAGACACCACCAGCGCCACCACCGAGACCAGCACCAGCACCCCGCCAGCGCTCCCGCCGCACACCGTCACGCTCGACACGCCGATCCAGCGCGGCTCCCAGACCGTCACCCATGTCACGCTGCGCCGCCCGCTGTCCGGCGAGCTGCGCGGCCTGTCCCTGGCCAGCCTGCTGCAGCTCGATGTGGCCCAGTTGCAAATGCTGCTGCCGCGCATCACCGCCCCGCTGCTCACCCGCGCCGAGATCGACCAGCTCGACCCGGCCGACCTGGTGCAGCTCGGCGTGGAGGTCACCGGTTTTTTTCTGACGAAAGCCGACAGGCTCCCGCTCTCCCCGACCGCGTAGAGGACGCCATGGCCGACCTGGCCATGGTCTTTCACTGGGCGCCGGCCGACATGGCCAGCCTCACCCTGACCGAACTGATGGAGTGGCGCGAAAGAGCCCGCGAGCGGCACGAGCCACCCGCATAGCACTCTTTTCCACCCCAGTTGCAAAGGCCGCTCGATGAGCAACAATTTACGCCTGCAGGTCATCCTGCAAACCATCGACAAAGCCAGCGCTGTGCTCAAGAAGATCCGGGGCGGCAGCAACGATGCATCCCAGGCTCTCAAGGCAACCCGCGACAAGCTCAAGGAACTCAACGCCGCCCAGAAATCCGTCTCGGACTTCCGCGAGCTGCGCACGGGCCTGAGCACCACCAGCCAGCAACTCAAAGCCGCACAGGCCCACGTCAAGCAACTGGCTGGCGCGCTGTCCGCATCCGGCCCGCCGACCGCAGCCATGGTCCGCCAGTTCGAGGAGGCCAAGCGCACCGCTGGCAACCTGGGCGCGCAGTTCCATCGCCAGAGCCAGCAGGTCAACGCCCTGCGCGAACAGCTCAAGACCGCCGGCATCAGCACCAGCAACCTCGGCACGCACGAGCGCCAGCTGCGCGCCGACATCGAGGCCACAAACAAAAGCCTGGAAGCGCAAAAGCAAAAGCTCAAGGCCGTGGCCGACCACCAGCGAAAGCTCAGCGCCCTCAAAGCCAGCCACGCCAGGGCAATGATGCAAACCGGCATCCTGGCCGCCGGCGGCGTGGGCGCCATGGCTGCCGGGCGCGGCATGGCCCGCCCAGTGGGCGCCGTCCTGGGCGCCTACGGCCAGCAGGAAGACGCCACCAGCCAGCTGCGCGGCAGCATGATGCGTTCCGACGGCAGCGTCAGCGCCGAATTCAAGGCCATCAACGAACTGGCCCAGCGCCTGGGCGACCGACTGCCCGGCACTACTGCCGACTTCATCAACATGATGACGATGCTGCAGCGCCAGGGCCTGAGCGCCAAATCTGTCCTGGGCGGCACAGGCGAGGCTGCGGCCTACCTGGGCGTGCAGCTGCGCATGCCTGTCACCGCCGCCGCAGAATTCGCCGCCAAGATGCAGGACGCCACCCGCACCACCGAGGGCGACATGATGGCCTTGATGGACACCATCCAGCGCACCTTCTACCTGGGGGTGGACTCGGGCAACATGCTGCAGGGCTTTACCAAGATGGGGCCGGCGCTGGGCATCATTCACCAGGAAGGCCTGAAGGCCGCAAACACCCTCGCCCCGCTGCTGGTCATGATGGATCAGGCGGGCATGGCCGGCGAAGCCTCAGGCAACGCCATCCGAAAGGTGTTTCAGGCCACGCTCAACGAGAAAAAGCTGGGCAAGGCCAACAAGCTGCTCGGCAGCGAAGGCTTCCAGCTCAAGTTCGTCAACGGCAAAGGGCAGTTCGCCGGGCTGGAGCAGCTCTACAGCCAGCTGGCAAAGCTCAAGGGCATCACCAGCGATGTCAAGCGCACCACCGTCATCCATGAGCTGTTTGGCGACGATGCCGAGACCATGCAGGTGCTCAACACCCTCATGGACAAAGGGCTCGACGGCTACAAAGAAGTCACCCTCAAGATGCAGGCCCAGGCCGATCTGCGCCAGCGTGTGGAGCAGCAGCTCAAGACGCTCAACAACGTCAAGGAAGCGGCCATGGGCACCTTCACGAATGTGCTGGCCGCGCTGGGCGAGACGGTTGCCCCCGATGCCAAGGCGCTGATTGACTGGCTCAGCGAAGTCGCCGGCAAGACCCGCGAATGGATCGCCGCGCATCCGGTGCTGGTCGGCTGGCTTGTCAAGGCGGTGGCCGTCGTCGCAGCGCTGACGTTTGTGCTCGGCGCCATCGCCCTCACCGTGGCCAGCGTGCTCGGCCCGTTCTTGCTGCTGCGGTTCGCCATGGGCATGATCGGCCTTCAGGGCGGTGTGCTTGCGCTGGCGCTTCGAGGTCTCGGGCCGGCGATCGTTTTCATCCAGATCGTGCTCAGAACCTTGTTCAGCATCCTGGCGAAAAACCCATTTGTCATGCTGGCATTGGGCATCGCCGGTTTTGCCGCCTCCATCATCGCAAACTGGGATGGCATCAAGGCCGCCTTCACGATCGGCGACTGGGGGAGCATTGGCCATTTCATCTGGCAAGGTCTGTTGGCGGGCCTGAACGCAGCCACGCTGGGCATGTCTGGCCTTCTGACAAGCTTGTTTGGCGGCATGATCTCTATTGTCAAATTCATTTTTGGCATTCAGTCCCCCAGCACCGTATTCGCAGAAATGGGCCTCATGCTCATGATGGGCCTGGTCAACGGCATCACCAGCGGCCTGAGTTCCGTGCAAGCCGCCATTTCCGGCGCGGCCAGCTCAGCCATCGGCTGGTTCAAGGAAAAGCTCGGCATCCACAGCCCAAGCCTGGTGTTCATGCAGGCCGGCGCCAACGTCAGCGCCGGCGCCGCCCTGGGCATCACCAGCGGTTACGCCCGGGTACGCCAGGCAGCCGCAGGCCTCAGCCTGGCCGCAGCCGGCGCGCTCCCGCTGGCCAGCGGCGCCGAACCCCTGCGCATCGACACCCGTCCGCCCCTGGGCAGCACCGCTGCAGCACCCCTGCAGTCCGGCGGCGGCGGAAACACCTACATCACCATCAACGCCGCCCCCGGCATGGACGCCCAGGCCCTGGCCCGGGCAGTCGGCATCGAGCTGGACAAGCGCGACCGCCAGAAACGCGCTGCCGGCCGCTCCAGCCTGTCCGACCTTAACTAAACCGCCACCAGGAACAAATCATGATGATGGCATTCGGCCAGTTCGTTTTCGGGCTGCCCACCCTTGCATACAACGAGCTGCAGCGTCAGACCAGCTGGCGCCACCCCAGCACCAGCCGCGTCGGCGCCCGACCCGCCCGGCAGTACCTCGGCCCCGGCGACGACACCATCACCCTGCAGGGCCTGCTCGCCCCCGAGTTCTGCGGCAGCACCATCAGCCTCGACCAGATCCGCGAGATGGGCGCCGCCGGCAGCGCGTGGCCCCTGGTCGATGGCAACGGCATCGTTCACGGCCAGTTCGTCATCGAGAGCCTCAACGAGACCAGCAGCATCTTCATGGACAACGGCAAGGCCCGCCGCATCGAGTTCCAGATCCAGCTGGCCCGGGTTGACGACGCCCGCACCGACGCCATCGGCACCGGTACCGGCACCACCGCCAGCGGCGACGACGTCGTCACCTTCGACGAATAAGCACCATGGCCAGCAGCACCCCTACCTACCGCCTCACCCTGCAGGGCCGCGACATCACCCCCACGCTCGATGCACGCCTGATCAGCCTCACCCTGACCGAATGCCGCGGCGACAAGGCCGACCAGCTCGACATCGCACTCACCGACCACGACGGCGCCCTGCAGCTGCCCGGCAAAGGCGTCGAGCTCACGCTGGCCATCGGCTGGGCCGGCGAAGCCCTGATCGACAAGGGCACCTTCACGGTGGACGAGACCGAGCACAGCGGGGCCCCAGACACCATCACCATCCGTGCTCGCAGCGCCGACCTGGGCAAATCCCTGCGCACCCGCGCCGAGCACAGTTACCACGGCACCACCCTGGGCGCCATCCTGAAAAAGATCGCTGCCCGCCACAGCCTGACCAGCCGCATCGACGGCGCCCTCGCCGCACGCGCCATTGCCCACATCGACCAGGCCGGCGAGAGCGATCTCAACTTCGTCACCCGCCTGGCCAAGCGCTACGACGCCGTAGCCACCGTCAAGCATGGCCACCTCATCTTTTTGCCCATCAACGGCACCAAGACCAGCGCCGGCGAGTCCCTGCCCACCCTCACCTTGACCCGCGCAGATGGCGACCAGCACCGCTACCACACCAGCGATCGCGACGCCTACAGCGGCGTTCGCGCCTACTGGCACGACGGCAAGCACGCCAAGCGGCGCGGCGTGCTGATCGGCCTGAGCGGCAACGCCAAGCGCATGAAAGAAAGCTTTGCCGACGAAAGCACAGCACGGACAGCGGCAAAGGCCGAATGGCAGCGCCTCCAGCGCGGCGCTTCCACCTTCGAGTTGACCCTGGCCCGGGCCAATCCCCTGCTGGCACCGCAAACGCCCGTGCGAGTGACAGGCTTCAAGCCGCAGATCGACTCGGACAAATGGCTCTGCATCACCGTGACGCACAGCATCGGCGACGGCGGCTTCACCAGCAAAATTGAGTGTGAAAACGAAAGCACCGACAGCAGCGACAGCGGCAAAGTCCAGGACTCGGACGCAGAGGAAAACTGAGCCAAGAAAAAACCACCGCGAAGGTGGCTTGCTTATCAGCTAGTGAGCTGCATTGCTGTAGGTAAAACGCATAACAGTCGCACTCATATCAAGCTCCCCGTTCAGTTTAAAAAACCCTATCGTTTGCCGCCTCCGCTCGCCCGCTTGACCTTCGGTTGCGTTGCAAGAGTAGCGGTGCCTTCAATAAAGGTTTTCCCCACGTCGTCAGCCGCGTCGTAGTTCTGGATCAGCGCCTGTTGCCGCTGGTTCAACTGCACCAACTGGGTACCCTGTTCAGTGCCTTCTGCTGGTGCCGGCATGCGCATGCCGGTCACCACATACATCACGTCAACGCCTAGTTTTGCCATCTCAGCCAGGTAGCCCGCGTTAGGCGTTCCCTTGCCCCGTTCCCATTTCCCCTGCGTCACGGTCGTGACTTGGCAGTGCGTCGCCATGGCCGCCTGACTCATCTTGAGCCGATTTCGTTCTTCCAGGATGCGTTCACCGATAGACAACATTTCTTTTCATATTCCTCAAAATACATACTTTTGTTACTAGAATTCACAACTGTAGAAGTTTTATTCAACCCAATCGTACCCGCCATGACCATTGCCAAACAACACGTCAACCCCCTCATCGGCCTCAGGCTCAAGCCCGAAGACCATGCCCGCGTCGAACGCATTGCAGAGCTTGAGCAGCGGCCGCTCGGTTCGCTGTGCCGCCTGTTCGTGCTCAAGTGCCTGGCCGAATACGAGCAGAACGCCAACGCCGCCGTCACCCCGCCAGCCTCTGCCGCCTGAATTGCCCGGCATCCGACAACTGCTTTCCACGCACAAATTCTTCCCATTCGAAAGGTAGCGACATGTACCCAGACCCCAAGCGCATCCGCAGCCACCGAATCACCGTTTGCCTTGACGAATACGAGCACGACCTCTTGACCGCATTGGCCAACTACCAGGGCGAGCCATTCAGCAAGCTCCTGCGGGTTCTGGTCATGCGCGAAGCACAGCAACTGCTGCTCGGGTCTGGCGACAGTGTCGAACAGTCGGCGGCATAAACCAACACGCGAAAAAGCAGAGAAAGCGCACACCAAAAAATGCCAGTCCATACCCTTGATCTCAACGATGCCGAGCGCGACGTCCTGGAACGCGTTCGCGTGAGTCAGGGCCTCCAGACAATCGACCAGGCAGCCGAATGGCTTATCAAAACCCGCTTGCGCCAGTCGGCAAAACAAACCACCGGCCGCGGCCGCGCCTTGTATGTCGTTCACCCAAAGGCCCGTCAGTGAGGCTACACATCACCTGCCCCAACTGCGAGAGCCCGGCCTATGGGTTCCGCAAGCGCCAGCTGTCCACGCTGGTCACGGAACTCGCCTACGAATGCCGCAACCCGCTGTGCCGCGCAAGTTTTGTGTTCCAAGGCGAGGTAACCCGCTGGTTAACCATTCCTTCCAACCTCAACCCCCAGCTCAACGTCCCCCTGTCGCCCATCGTGCAGCGCCGTCAGCAGCTCGATGCCATCAACAACCTGCAAACCGCAGTCCTTCCCGACATCGGGGAAATGATCACGCTGGAGCGCGGCAGCCAGATCGACATCTTTTCAGAACAGCCAGAACAATGATTCAAAACGACCTGCTTTCTGAAATCTCCCAACGCCTGCAGCAAGAGTTCGAGTTCAAGACACACGACAAATACCTGCAGCAAGGCAAGTGCCCCAACTGCCACAAGAAATCTCTCTGGACCTATGCCGCTACGCCCTGGGTCATCCACTGCGAACGGCTGAACAATTGCGGCTACGAGAGCCACGTCAAAGACCTCTACCCCGAACTTTTCAATTCCTGGACTGAACGCTACCAAGTGCCCGAGCAGGCCAAGCCGGTGGCCGAGCAAAACCCAAACGCCGCCGTCGATGCTTACCTGGCCACGGCGCGCGGCTTTGATCTGAGCCGCATTGCTGGCCTGTACAGCCAGGAGAGCTATTACGACGCCAAGGCTGACCAGGGCCGTGGTGCAGGAACCTCGACCGTGCGCTTTGCCGTCGCCGACACCTGGTGGGAACGCCTCATCGATCGCCCGTGGCGCTTCGGCAAAAAGAAGGCCAATTTCAAATTCGGCGGCACCTATGCCGGCCAGTGGTGGGCCATGCCTTCCCTGTCGTTCGCAGACCAGGCACCGCCTCCACCCCCTGAAACCGCCATTGCCGATGCCATGGAGCGCGCCATGCAGGCCGCATCAGCCTCAGGCCCGGCCGCACCCGCTGTCCCTGCTGTGCCTCTGGCCCCCCCGCCTGCAGAACTCTGGCTGGTCGAAGGAATCTTTGACGCGATTGCACTCGACCACCACGACATTGCGGCCGTCGCCCTGCTCAGCTGCAACAACTATCCCGAGAAAGCCCTCGAAGAACTGGATGCCCAGCTCAAGCGCCAGGGCGGCACCGTCAAGGCTCCGGTCCTGGTCTGGGCGCTCGATGGCGACAAGGCCGGGCAAGACTTCACCCGCAAGCATGTTGCCCGTGCTCGCAAGGCCGGCTGGGTCTGCAAGGCCGCCCAGATCCCGCAAAAAGGCAAAGGCAAGCTCGACTGGAACGACCTGCACCAGCGCGACCAGCTCCAGGAAGCACAACTCAAAAACTACCTGTACCACGGCGCCCTGCTCATTGCCGCCACCGCGCAAGACAAGGCCCTGATCATCTACAACCACAGCGGCAAAGCAGACTTCGACCTCGACCACGGCAACAAGCTCTACTGGTTCAAGCTCGACCTGGAGCGCTACCGCAAAGCCATGGAGCAGCTCGAAAAGGACATTGACGACGGCCACAAGCCCTTCATGACCGACGACGAAAAGCGCACCGTCGGCCTCACCGAGTCCGGAACGCTGCAGCCCATCGCCAACTGTCGGCCCCAGGCCCTGTACTACCAGCGCAACGAAATCACCCAGGAAGCCTGGTACTACTTCTGCGTTTCCTTCCCGCACGACGGCGGCGACGTCAAGGGCACCTTCACCGCTGGCCAACTCACCGCCGCCAGCGAATTCAAAAAGCAACTCCTGCACATGGCCCCCGGCGCCATGTTCAGCGGCTCCAGCTACCAGCTCGAAAAGATCATGCAACGCCAACTCGAAAACCCAAAGATCGTGCAGACCGTTGACTTCATCGGCTACAGCGCGCCGCACCGCACCTACATCCTGGGCAAGGTCGCCGTGCGCGATGGCCAGATCCACGAAGCCAACGCCGAAGACTATTTCGACATCGACAAACTGGCCGTCAAGACGCTCCAGAAATCCATCCGCCTCGCCGTCAACACCGATGCCCAGGACTACGACCGCACAGCCTGGGTGCAGCACCTCTGGAATGCCTTCGGCGCCAAAGGCATCGTCGCACTCACCTACTGGGTGGGCAGCCTGTTTGCAGAGCAGATCCGGGAAGAACATCAATCCTTCCCCTTCCTGGAGATCGTCGGCGAGCCCGGCAGCGGCAAGACCACGCTGATTCAGTTCCTCTGGAAGCTGTTCGGCCGCGACCACGAAGGCTTGGATCCATCCAAGTCCACCAGCGCCGGCCGCATGCGCACCTTCACCCAGGTCAGCAACCTGCCCATCGTCCTGATCGAATCCGACCGCGAGACCAAGACCGGCCACCAGGCACACGTCAAATCATTCGACTGGGACGAGCTGAAAGACGCCTACAACGGCAACTCCATCCGCACCACCGGCGTCAAGACCGGCGGCAACGAAACGTATGACCCGCCGTTTCGCGCCTCCATCGTCATCAGCCAAAACAACCCCGTTTCGGCCAGCCAAGCCATCATGGAACGCATCTGCCACATGACGTTCAACACCCAGGGCTTCAGCCCGGCCAGTTACGAAAGTGCCAAATCGCTCGAAAAAATCGACATCGAGCACGTCAGCGGCTTCCTGCTGGCCGCCCTGCGACGCGAAGCCGTCATCTGCCAGCACATCAAGGATGAGACCGACGCCAACATCAAGTTTCTGCTCGAGCAGGACGGCATCCACAAGCCGCGGATCGCCAAGAACCACGCCCAGCTGCTCAGCATCGCCACTGCCCTGCGCAGCCTGGTCAAGATCACCGACGAGCAATTCAACCAGGTGCGCGCCCAGATCGTCACCATGGCCCGCGAACGCCAGCAGTCCATCAACGCCGACCACCCGCTGGTCACCGAGTTCTGGGAAGCCTTCAACTACCTCGACGGCTTGCGCCCCAACTCGACAACCGGCTTTCCAGACCCACGGCCCCTGCTCAACCACAGCCGCCAGCACGATGTCATCGCCGTCAACCTCAACGAATTCGTTGAAAAAGCCGCGATGCACCGCCAGCAAATTCCGGTGCTCGCTGACCTCAAGAAGGTTCTGCGTACCAGCAAATTGCGCCGCTTCATGGAAGCCAAGCCCGTCAACAGCGCCATCAATATCCGCGTCGAGGCTGGCCACGAAGTGCCCAAGACCGTGTACTGCTGGCTGTTTGAAAAGCCCGGCCAGCGCAAGGTTTGACCAGTTCACCCCGATCACCTGTCCTGCCACCACCCTAAGGAAGTCTCATGTCCCAAAGCCTTGCCACCCCCGACAGCGTGCTTCCGCAGCCTGTTGGGTTTATTAATTTTCAAAGCAGCGCCCTGATTGTCATGAGGCATGAAGGCATCGAATACATCGAAGTCCAGCCGCTCAACGATCTGATTGGAGTTCACTGGAAGGTCACCAAGTTCACGGCTAAAGGCGTTGATGCCCACTTGTACGGCACCCAGTCGCTGCCACCTCCAAAAATTGCAGGCGTGGTCAGTTCAGGCACATCTGCCTCCGGCATTGTGTGCATCCGGCTGGACCGCGCAGAAATGCTCCTGGAACACGTTGCCGACAAGTTGAAGAAGAGGGGCAAGGTGCGTGAGGCGAAAAATCTACGGGACCTGCAAGCGAAATGGGCTGAGGTCAAAAGTGAGTTTTCCAACAAGCCGCTTGAGACTCGGCCGGACAGCATCACCAAGGCCCAACCATCCACCGCACCCCAAACGGAAATCACCATGCGCCAGATCTCCCAGCCCGCCAACCCGGTTTTCTACGGCATCGACCGTTGTCTCAGCGACGCAGACCGGACCGTCATGTTCACCACGCCAAACCCGTTCATCGCCGCTGCCTGCGATCAGTCCGGCCAGGTCTGCGCGCTGGAAAAGCCCATCGAAGAACCGATTACAGCGTTCGAAAAAGAAATTTCTGACTTCAAGACGGCAATAAGCAGCCATCCCCTTTGACCTTTAACTGAAAGCAAATCCATGAACGAAATTTCCCCTGCCCCCCAGCTCAACGGCCAGTTGAGCGTGGTGCTTTTCAACGAAGACCCGCTAGTTTTGGCCGAGCATAATGCCCAACCCTATGTGGTCATGAGGGCACTCGTGACCGCCATGGGCCTTACTTGGCAACCTCAGCACGCTAAATTGATGGAGAAATTCGGGTCATCCGTCATGGAAATCGTGACGATTGCCGAAGACGGAAAACCCCGCGCCATGGTCTGCCTGCCACTGCGCAAGCTGCCCGGCTGGCTCTACAGCATCAACCCTGGCAAGGTCAGCGAAGCCTTGCGGCCCAAAGTCCTGCAGTATCAGCAGGAATGCGACGAAGTGCTGTGGCGCCACTGGACCAAACAGAACCCTTTGCATCGCGGCCAGAAGGAAAGCCGCCCTGACCTGGTCAGCCTCATCAAGATTCGCAGTATCACAAAGCATGCTGGCGAACTGATGGCACTGAACGCCATGATTTCCGACGCCTATGCGAGTCTGGGCTATCCCTTGCCAGCAGACCCGCAACTCAAGCTCCAAGGCATCTGAACGCACCCACTTGCGCACACCATGCCCACTACAAAAACAATAGCTACCCGCGCATGCACAGCGTGCGCAAAAAGCTTTTTTTGCATAAATTTATGTGCTGCCTTAAGGCAACCTGCTGCACTTATGCACGCGGCGAAAGAAGTCCGCATTGCTCAGCACTTCTCCCGTGTCCAAGTCAATCACCTGAACGATCCGGTCAAAAATAAAAGTCCGCGTCGCATTGCGAAGATGGCAATGGGCCGAGAACTTGCGCGGTGTCGAGCTGAAGGGCTGGACGGTGATGTCGCGCTGGGTGCTCTGGCCGTCCGCGTCCGTGTAGCGGATGCGGAACTTCCCCTTCCCATGCAGCGAAGGGTTCCCGCCGTCATCACCCGCGTCCTCGTAATGCCTACCCTCCTTGGAAAAATCGGAGCGCTGCCCTCTGCGCTTTATGAACCACAGACGCTGCCATGCTGCAAATATCACGGCAATCATCAGCCATTCGTACCACGCCATGCCGCCTCCCGAATTTTTATCTCAGACCAGTGTGGCCGGCACCTTGCGCCCCGGATGCACGCGGCGAAACACATCGGCCTGGCTCAGCACCTCGCCCGTGTCGAGGTCAGTGGCGTACTCGATGCGCTCGAACAAGAAGTCCCGCGTGTCCTTGCGAAGGCTGCAGTACGCCTGGAACTTGCGGTTCGTGGCGCCAGACTCGTAAATCGATATGTCGCGCTCGGTGGAATTGCCTTTCTCATCGACGTAGCTGATGCGCAGACTGCCCGCTTCGGACAACAAATCCTTGTTCTCGTCATCATCGCCATCCCGGTCCACATCGGCGTAAGTCTGGGCAGGCGTCGTAGAGCCCGAATCTGCGAACACAAACCCGAGCATCAGCACAACCGCGACCAGCACAAAAATGACAAGCCCTGCCCACACGTACCAAGCCATCGCACACTCCTTTTTGTAGATGTTGCTAATTGTGAATACAAAAGCAATCTTTTTATAACTTTCTGCACCTTCGCTCGATATAATTCAGCCAAGTCCCAGCCATCGCGCCGGGGCGAGTCACTGCAAAACACAGTGGCCGGGTTGGGAAGCCCGTTTGCACCTGCGGCCAAGAGCCGCAACACCGACATGTTTGCGGCTTTCGCCTTTGAGGCCCCAGTTTTGGCGGCCCAAGTGAGGAGCCGAAAGGCTCGCCGGTTTCTGCTCCGCAGGTGCGCCGGTCTTCCTACTCGCTTGGGCTGCCGCCCGGTTGGGAAGCCGAGTGGCAGTTTTTTAACTGCACCTTCGGAGGCCACTCATGGCTAATTCTTCGCGCGCCGCCGCGCCCCGCTCTGCCGTTGCCGGCAGCGCTGCATTCCCCACCCAATCCGCCCACCGCGCCCTCATGTCGCTCAGCGACGTGCGCGATGCAATTGAAAACGCCAACAACTCTCTGATCGCCCTGTGCGAGTTGCTTGATGCTGCCAACGGCGCCCGTCTCAGCGCCGACCATCTGCACGTCTTGCTGGCCCCTGTGCAGCAGCAACTCGGCCGGGCCTTTGACGACCTCAACGACATGCACCTGGTCGAGCCGACCACCGACACCCTGCCCGTTCTCGATACCGCAGAGCCTGCGCCAGTCCAAGCCGTTCGGCCCCTGGCAAGCGGCGAGGTGCTGCTGCGCGCGCCCGGCAAAGTCACGGGCAGGTTTTTCACCATCAATGGTGATGAAGCGCTGGTGATGTCCGACGACAACGATTTTGAAATCAGGCTGTACCGTGACTATTCCAACAAAAACAAGCGCCAGAAGTGGAACCCTGCTTGGTGGTTCAGCTTCGAGAGCCGTCAAGACATGCAGGGCCGCAACTGGAGTGGCAACTCGTCCACCTACATCACCGACGACTTCGGCAACCTGGTCGAGATCGGCGGTGCAGCATGAACGGCCTCAAAAAACCCCGCCGCCCGCGCTGGCCCGCCAACCGCCTGGCGCACGAATCGACCGTTCACAAGGTCACCCCGTTTGCCACCGAAGAAACCGCCGCGCTCAGCAACGAAGCGCACCTGGCCTGGCACCACCTGATCAATGGCACCGGCACCAAGGCCCATTTCGACACTCTGGCCACCTCGCTCAATGCCAGCCTGATCCTGAGCGAACCCATCGGCCAGGCCGCGATTGACGTTGCCGTGCGTGCCCAGCAGGCCATGGTCAGCATGCAGGCACGCTTCCACCGCGTGGGCCGCTTTGGCGCCGATGCCCAGGCGCTGGCCGACGTGCCGCCCGGCCTCGACCTCTACGACCAGCTGCTCAGCTTTGCCAACCCGCTCCAGCTGGTGCAAGCCGTGTGCAAATCCTGGAAGCGCATCGCCGCCGGCGACGTGCTGGCGCCCGCCTACCCTGCCGCCGCAGCAGTCACAGCAGGAGCAGGCGCATGAGGCTCAACCTGCAACTGACCACCACCGTGTGGCACGCCGCCCTGCCCAAGGGCATCAACAAGCTGGTCCTGCTGGCCCTGTGCAACCACGTCAACGACGCGACAGGCCTCACCTGGCCGTCCGTGACCCGCCTGGCGCGCCTGTGCGGCATGAGCAGCCGTACTGTGCAAACCCATATCCGCGCCCTGCTGCGCGCCGGCATCCTGTGCGTGCGCCGCCTGCGCACCGGCCACAGCACCTGGTACGCGGTCAACCTCAACGGCCTGCCCAGCGCCTTCCCCGAGGGCGACCTGGACAGCGGGCCTGTGGATAACTCCGTCGATTCCGATACTTTTGTGGATAACTCGGCTTTGCCCCCCGCAGAATCTGCACCCCCCGCTACCGATTTGGGTACGCCACCCCCGCAAATTCACGTACTGACCCCCGCAGAATCTGCACCCATAACTGGTTTTAACTTTGAAGGGAACATAAGAAGAACTGCCGGCGCACCGGCCTTGCCGGCCACGCTGGTGATGATCGATGGAGTAAACCCGAAAGTCCTGGCCGACTTCGTCGCCATCCGCAAGAAAAAGAAAGCCGGCGCGCTGGACAGCACGGCGCTTGAAACGCTGTGCAGCCAGGCGGCGCTGGCCGGCATGACGCTGGAGCAGGTCCTGATCAAATGCCGCGACAAGGGCTGGGCTCGTTTCGAAGCGTCCTGGCTGACGACTCAGCCGGCCCCGCACATCGGCAGCATCACCACCCCGGCAGCGCCTGCAGGCCCGCCGCCCGCCCGGCCCAAGCCCGCCGACCCGGCCATCGTGGCGGCTGAACTGCAACGCCAGCGCCTGATCCGCCAGACACCGCCGCCGGTCATCGCCGGCATCCAGATCGGCAGCACCGGCCCCAGCTGGGCACACCGCATCGTCAACCGGCACCAGTCCGGCGAGCGCATCACCCGTGCTGTGCTCCGGGACGCCTGCACCGTGCTCAGGCTTGACCCATCAAGCCTGTCCTGCACCCCCGCCACCGCCGCCGCCCGCATGCACTGACCGAGGAAATCACCATGAACACCCCTATCCATTCATCGACCTCCGACAGCCAGCACATGCCGCCTGCCGTGTACCTGGCCATCATGCTCATCGCCCTGGCGCTGGGCGCAGACGCCGTGCATGTCAACCGCGAATACGCCTTTGCCAACCTGGGCATGCTGGGCCTGGACGCCGCGGCCCTGGCCGTTCGCAAAACCTCGATCGACCTGCTGCTGCTGGCCGACATTGCCCTGTTTTTTGTCGCAGCCATGATGCCGCGCGCCAAGTTCGGCCACCTGCGCTGCAAGCTGCTCGTGCTGGGCATTCTGATCTGGGCGTTTGACTGTGCGCACACCTACCAGGCACGCATCGGCATCGTCATGGCCGGCCAGTCCACCGCCGTCGCCACCGACCAGCGCAGCGCGGATCTGCGCGCCTCGATCGACAGCCTGCGCGCCACGGCCAGCGGCTTGCGCCAGAGCGCCGCCCGCCAATCCAGCAGCCTGATCGCCGCCAGCCGGGCCGATGGCTCGGCCTCCCTGCGCCAGGCCATCGACGCCGACCAGCGTGCCCAGGCCCTGTCTGCCGAACTCGCCACCAGCGAGCACGGCAAGGCCCCGGCCGAGGCCACCATCTGGGGCCAGTGGATGCCCTGGAAGGCCTTCGCCGAAAGCCTGCTGATCAGCATGGTCGGTCTGGTGATGTTCAGCCTGGCCGGCGAGATGGTGCGCGCCGCGCGCGACGCCTGCGCGGCCCGCCGCACTGCCATCCCGGTACCGGCTGCAAAGAAGAGCACGGCCCTGCCCCGCTGGAGCAGCGCCATGCCCCAGCCCAGCCCGGCCTATGCCGCCATCGCTGTGCCCCTGGGCGCCATGGGCGCACCGCTGCCCACGTTTGTCAGCGTGCCCGTGCCTCCCTCGATCAGCGTGCCAGCCGTGCCCACCGTGCGCAAGCAAGCACAGCCCGCCATCGAGAAGCACAGCACACCACCCGCCAAGCCAAGCACGGCAAGCACAGTGCGCAGTGCAAAGCCCGATGCAGGCACAGCCGGCAAGGCTGCTGCAGCCCGCTACCAGCGCATCGAGTCTGCCGTGATCGCCGGCACGCTCAAGCCATCGGTGCGCAGCCTGCAGCAGGCCGAAGGCGGCGGCACGCTGGCTGCCCGGCGCTACCTGGAGCAGTTGGCCAGCGAAGGTGTGATCGAGCGCGCCGGCCAGGGCTGGGCGCTGGTTGCAGCTGGTGCAACGGCCAAAGAATCGCAACTCACGCTGGCGGGGATCTGATGAACCAGATCACCATGACCGGCGACGACTGGACCAGCGACCGCGACCGCAAGGCCCAGGCCCAGGCAATCGCTGCCCGTAAGAAGACAGCGCAGGAACTGACAGCCCAGCTCGAAAAATCAGTAGCGGCCATGCAGAAATTCATAAATGCCTGTTCCGCGTGCGGTGACCCGAAAGTCCTGAACGCCGACGACGGCCGCCAGCGTCTGCGAGAGCAAATGCAGGAATACGCGACCTATCTGGACACGGTCACCTGGACAAAGTAAGCCTTCCCAACCTCCCGCCAGCGCTTTACTGGCGGGCTCACTCAGCTATCAATAACGAAGTAGAGAAAGCATGATGAAAATTTTCAAGGGCATGTCCGAACAGCCGCAAGAAACCTTCTCAGAGCGGCTATCAGAGGAAGACCGCACGTCGGCCTCTCGCCTCAAAGCCGCCCAGTGCGTGCCTGAGCGCGTGTGCAACTCGACCAGCAAGACGCTGTACACCGGCCCGGCCTGGAGCGCTGCCCGGCCCGGCACCGACGCCATTCAACATATCAAAAGCAGGGGATTCTGATGAGCATGATCAAGACATTCAAGGTTTGCGCCGAGTACAACGACGAGATGTTCGTCGTGCTGCAGGTGGACATGGACAAGCTGACACCAGCGCTGGCCAACGAAGTGAATGACTTTTGGGGCGGGGAGCAAGACCGTCTGTCTTCCGAAGACGACGACGTGGTCAGAGCCGTGATCCGGCTGTATGGCTCAAGGCTTATTCGCATGATGCTGTCAGATGGCGGGGCCACATTTACAGCCACACGTGCACCCGAAGCGGCGCAGGCCTGGACCGTTGAGATGCAAAGCCAGGAAGGCTGGCCAGGGACAGATGACACTCCATCCGGCCTTATCGGCATCCAGGTGATCGAGGCCCAGGTGGAAGTCCCCGACTATGACGGTGTGGAGCTGTCTGACATCACGGCGTGGCGCTCATGAGCGCCAACTCGAAAATCGAGTGGACCGACCACACCTTCAATGGCTGGGAGGGATGCGAAAAAATCAGCCCTGGCTGCGACAACTGCTACGCCGAAGCGCGGAATGCCCGTTTCGCCGGCGGTGTAGCCACCAATTGGGGCCCAGGCGCCGAGCGCCGGCGCACCAGCGGCGCAAACTGGAACCTGCCCAAGCGCTGGAATGCTCAGCATGCCGCATTTCATGCACAGCACGGCCGGCGCCAGCGGGTGTTTTGCGCCTCACTGTCCGACGTGTTTGACAACCAGATTGAAAAGCAGTGGCGTGATGACCTGTGGCAATTGATCTGGGAAACCCCCCACTTGGACTGGCAATTGCTGACAAAGCGGATCGGCAACGTCATGGACATGCTGCCCGATGAGTGGGGCAATGGCCTCACGCCCTACTGGCCGCACGTCTGGATCGGCGCCACTGTCGTCAATCAAACAGAAGCCGACCGTGACATCCCAAAATTGATAGCCGTGCCTGCTGCAAAGCGTTTTCTGAGCCTTGAACCGCTGCTTGGACCCGTGGATCTGCGTCTGATGTCGCGCTCCTTCGGATTTCCGAAACACATCACCCGCGATGGACATGCCATAGGGATGCCCCAAGGTCTCCACCAGGTAATTGTGGGCGGCGAGTCCGGCCGCGCTGCACGGCCAATGCACCCCGAATGGGCCAGGAGCCTGCGCGACCAGTGTGCATATGCCGGCATACCTTTCCTATTCAAGCAGTGGGGCGAATGGATAAGCACCGATCAAGAGGCTTGCCCAAGCGGCCCACCATTCAGCCGCTGGGAATGGGCCGATGGCACCGCCTTTCAACCTGGTGATGGGAATCGTGCTATGTCGCTTTTCTGCAAGGCTGGCAAGAAATCCACTGGGCGCCTGCTCGATGAAATTACACACGATGGATTTCCAGCATGACCCCTCAAATCCTTCTCTTGGTGCTGGAGTGGGGAGCAGCCGCCCTGACCATATACGGCGCATGGCTGCTGGCGAACAAAGGCAAGCACGAATCCTGGGGGTTTGTGCTGTTCCTGGCTGCCAATGCGCTCTGGATCTGCTTCGCCTGGCTGCAGGGCCACACCGGCATGCTGGTGCAGCAGCTGGTGCTCACCGCGATCAGCCTGCAGGGCATCCGCAAGGGCCTGATTCAGCCGCTGAAAGGCATCAAATGAAACACGCTGATTTCATTGCGACGCTGGACCAATCCCCGGCTAACGGTCCCGTGATACTGGCATGGGAAAACAGCGACGGCGCAACGGTGTTCGCCAGCCTTCCACGGCAAGACGTACGGCAAATGCTAGTTGACTTCAAAGAACAGCACCTCTGCAGTTTTGACGATCAGATCCAGCAAGAGGCCGACCTGATCGACCTGGTGCGGGAATACTTCCGGCAGACTGAGGATTTTGACCAGAGCATCTGCACCGGCGGCATGAGCCGGCATGGTGATGGGGCCATGCCTGCAACAGCTGAACAAAGGCGGCTTATCAACCGCAATGCCATCCAGGCGCGTCAGGCACTGGGCGAGCAGGCGGAGCAGAAGGGTTACACCCCCGCGCAGCTGGGCGACATGCTCAGGCGGTTCAATCGGCATCCCTATTGGATCGCAGAGATTGTGAAATCCGTGAGCGATGCCAGAGGGGTCCGTCGATGAGCCACGCTGTGCATGCTGCGCCGCTGATCTACCGCAAAAAAGTGGTCCTGGAGAAGTTCGGGATCTCGGAGACCACGCTCAGGCGTTGGATGCAGGATGAGGGATTCCCGCGTCCAAAGCAGTTGGGACCACGCGCCGTGGGCTGGGTGGTAGACCAGGTGGGCGCATGGCTCGAAAAGCGCCCGGTAGCCCTTTCAAATTCCCTGGACGATGAGGACTGACAGGCGATCAGCCCGGCTGCGGCAGGCAGTAGTCGGCCCAGGCCTGCATCAGTGCGGCGCGCTTGGCCAGCATATCGCCGCGCCGGTAGGCGGCTTCGACCTTGCTGTCGATCGCATGGGCCAGGGCCATCTCCACCAGGTCCCTCGGGTAGCTGGTGCATTCGGCGGCCCAGTCGCTGAAGGTGGAGCGAAAGCCGTGCGGTACGGCGTCGAGTTTGAGCCGGCGCATGACGGCCGTCAGCGACATGTCGGACAGCGGCGTCATCTTGGTGGACGGAAACACCAGCTCGCAGTCCTCAAACCTGGGCTGCAGGCGCAGCAGCTGCACGGCCTGCTTGGAGAGTGACACCCGATGAGGCTTGTGCGCCTTCATCCGGCTCTCGGGGATGTTCCACACACCGGCGTCCAGGTCGATTTCCTGCCAAAGCGTTCCCCGCACCTCGCCCGATCGGGTCGCCGTCAGTACCTGGTACAGCAGCGCCCGGGCGCCCATGCCGGCGCAGGCCTCGATGCGCCGCACCACGGCCTGCGCCTCGCCTATTTCCACAGCAGGATGGTGCTCGACCTTCGCAATCTTGGACGGCTTGGGCAGCAGCTTGTCCAGGTGGCCGGTCCAGCGGGCCGGATTCTCGCCGCGCCGGTGCCCGCGCACGGCGGCCCAGTCCAGGATCTGCTCGATGCGGCCGCGCACGCGAGAGGCTGTTTCAGTTTTCGTGCGCCAGATCGGCTCAAGCACCTTCAAGATGTCTTCCTGGCCAATCTCTGACACGGCCATCTCACCGATGAACGGGTTGGCATACGTGGCCAGGGAGTTTTCCCACTGCTGGCGGTGCTTGGCATTGCGCCATTCGGCCTCGCGCGCCGCGATGAACTGCTCGGACGCCTTGCTGAAGGTCAAGGCCCGAGCCCGCGCTGCAGCCGCCTTGTGCATGACCGCTTCCCGGGACTGGATCGGGTCGATGCCCTGATCCATCAGCTCGCGCGCGGCCCGTGCCTTGTCCCGCGCCTGGGCCAGCGTCACGGCCGGAAAGCCGCCCAGTCCCATGCGCCGGCGGCGCGTGCCGACCACAAATCGCAGCACCCAGGCACGAGATCCACCAATGATTTGCAGGTAAAGCCCGGGCACGCCGCCCACGGCATACACACCTTCGCTTTTCAGACGGCCTATCTCGATCGGGCTAAGCTCGCGGGGAAGTTTGGGCAT